GATTTCGCCCATCCGATCTTTGAATCCGCAACATTAATAACTGTGTCTGTTTCATGAAACTTCTCCGCAACTTCAGGCAGCTTGGCTATGTACTGCCTCTCAACACTAAAGCCTACACCTGTACCGCACATGAGAATGTACATCATCTCATCGAATGCTTTAGGGTGGTCAATAGGTAGGTAGCTACAGTTAAAACCTGCTACGTTGTCACGGTCTAGTGCTTCACCCGCTGTCATCAATGCTCTCATGCTAGGCATTACATCTAGGTCATGTATAGCCTTGAAGATCTCAGATACTTCAAAGTCATTGAGGTCTGCTTTGTCTACCCAGTAGTTAACATAACGATTAACTGTTTCTTCCCATGTCTCTCGACGTTGTTCTTCTGCATTGTATCGTGCGTAGCGTGACTTGTGTATGTACTGTTGATATGCATCCATTAAGTTATTCCTAAAGTTTCGTTGATGATTGCTGCCTGTGCCAAACCTAAAAGTAAGTATACACCATCAGGGTATTGTTCTGTAGCTGTGACTTCAAATACCTCTCCGTCTTCATACATAATAACAACACACTTGATAGGTCTTTCTTCTTCCTCGTAGCCTAAGCTTCGTGCTGATAACAACGCAAGAAACTCAGAGGTTTTTATGTCGTTGTTTTCTTTGCTTCCAAAGTTACCTTCAACTATTTTCATTGACCATGCGCTCCAGAAGTATTTCTAGATAGTGTATTGCTTTACGTATGTCTTCTACTCCACCCTTGTCTTTGTGCCTTGTAATATATTTAATAGCATTCGCCTCACACCAATCAAGTTTATTAGCAAGAATAAAATCAACCGGCTGTATTGAGTAGCGGTTGTAATGAGATCCTCCTATTTGTTTCTTTATGGCGTGATCAGTGGGATGGTATAGTTTACCATACACTGTCTTACTTGCTTTGTTCCATTCTTCTGGTGTCGCCTCGTTAATGCTCATGTTGTTCCTCCAAGTCAAACTTCCAACTGTTAGTGTTTACTCTATCAGAAAACCTTTCAACTAAATCTTCAGATGTAATTTCTAATGCTTCCATGATAGTAACTTCATCATACCTAGAAGCAACTCGTTCTAGTATTTCATCAAGAGTTAGCACCGTACTTCCCCCGTAGGTATGTCATAGACACAGGCATCTCATCAAACGTACCGTTGTCTACTTCATTGAACACCCACAAACCAGACCATGATCCATTAGTCTGTGGGTTAAGATACTCCTCATCATGTTGATAGTATATACCAGCAAACAAGGAGGTCATTCTGTTTCCTGCTGCGTTTCTGTCGAACGCGATATCTCTGTCTTGTACGTGTCCCATAACACATGACATATGTTTTTTCTGGAGCAGTAGTTTTGCATTTGTAACTGGCCTGCCCATGACACCGCTAGTGAAAAAGTGACAATAAGCAATACCGTCCACAATAACCGGCTGAAGGTACGGATATACTTCCCAGCCCCTGAGATTGAGATCCTCATAACTCATTAACCCTTCTAGCTTGGCGTCGTTTTCTACTGCACGTTCCAGTCTGTATTCATGATTACCAAGAGTAAAGATAAGGCGCGGCTTCCATACCTTCTTCTTCATCTTACGCAAACGAGACTGCTCTGCTCTGATACAGTCCATGAATATTTGCATGGCTTCGTTGCCTGCCTCTACATCAGCAGAGTAACGTCTACCTTCAAACGACTTCTTACCTACATCATAAGACGACAACGAGGGAAAATCCCAATGATCGCCTAGATGTATGATGGTGTCAGGCTTGATTGCACAAGCATATCTACCAGCCCACATCATGTGATCAATAGGACAGTCAGGTTTGATTTGTGTGTCAGGTATTACTAGGTGTCTAGTCATTGTCTCCACCCTCTCGGTATTGTTTCAAGAGTGTACCATCTGAACCCTTGCTTGTCTGCCCACTCTGCCATCGTGTAGCGTGTACCGTTCTTTCTTCTACGTGATCCCGGCATTGGTGTCTTTGGTTTTTGGAAGAGAAATACCAACTCCTCTGCTGGGCCAAGCGTCTTTGCAATGTAGACATACTTACGTGCCTCGTCTGATGTACGGAACCTACCCTTAGCTTCTATCCATATGGTCTTACTCTTTGTCTTGTAAACAAAGTCAGGCTCATACGTCTTAGGTAGTACGTACTCTAGTGTTTGTGGAGGATGATACTCGCAGCCACGCATCAATGCATATGCTTCTTTCTCAAACTTAGAATCAAACTTCACTTGGTTTCTCGTACTTATCATCATGTGAACGTAACAAGTACAGAAGGTTAAGGCTTTCCAGTAGTCGGTCTTCATCCAACTCATTGTCCCAGTAGTGAGCAAGACAGGTACTGTAACACTCCCACTCTGTTGTACACGGGTCAATGATCTTGTCAGCTTTCTTAGGCCCAACCCCATAGATACCGGGGATGTTATCAACACGATCACCCATCAACGCCTGCTTGTACAGCCACCGCATAGCGTCATCTTTTTTAACTGCAGTTAAAACCTTCTTGGTGTAATCATACATAGGACAAGGAACCTGCCTAAAGTCTTTGTCTAACGAACAGATAATAGCTTTGTGGTCTAGCTCAGTAGCCTTGATAGCTATAGCATCGTCAGCTTCCATACCGTTAACAACCTCTGCATTCCACTCAGATACCATGAAGTCGCGGAGCAGTTTCTTATGTACAGGTTTACGCTTTTCAGAACGACCAGCTTTGTAGGGTTGGGTAACAGCAACCTCGTCCCTGAAGTTGCCCTTACCAGTTAAGTAAACAATGCTGGATGTGTAGTGATCAGACAGATCTAACACTATCTGAGATAGATAGTTATCAAGAGTCTCTGTTGCTACCCGTGCTGGCTCATCATCACAAGCAAAGCCAACACGGTACACCAGCATGTCACCATCAATGAGTATCACAGAGCTTCCATCTCTTCTACTTCTGGTGCGTACTCAACAACATTGTCAATCACAAGGCGCTTGAGTGTGGCACTACGACCTTTCTTCTTGAGGTACTCCCAATCGTAGTATCCGATGAGACACTTAGCTGTGGAACCATTACCCACCACGACTCCTGTTTCTGTGTCATCCATTTCATCTCGTGGTGTTCGTCCCTTGATGAGCAACTCTGTTCCGTCAGTGTTGAACGCTCGGTACTTGTTGTTGGATTTGCAGGTGATGTACGATCCACGCTCATCTCCCTTGTTGTTGATGTTAATACCCATATCTTCCAACGCAGTAATAGCGGCGTCAGAAAGGTTGGCAAGATCAACTGTGTACTTACCAGCTAACTCATTCTTGTGAGTCAGGTTAGGCCAGAACAAGTCACACTTTACCATTACGTTGGGTGCTTCATTAGACATATAACATATCTCCGTTAATTAAACTTACCCTAATATTATACCACATAAAATAGAATTGTGCTAGTGGGTATCTGCCCAACTATTACCAACTCTATACTCTCCGTCTAACGGACAGTTCAGTTGCAGGAGTTCACCTGCGAATACCATTGCGTTGACACATGACTTACCAATGAAGTCTGCCTCTTCTGGGCGGCACTCTATCTGCCACTCATCATGTACCTGTGCGACTAGCTTGAAGTCAACACGGGCTAACAAATCATACAGGATAATGATAGCCTGCTTCATTACCACAGCACCAGCACCTTGCAGTAGCGTGTTCAGTGCGGCGTGTTGTGATCGTACACGTATACGTCTGCCGTCAAGACCAGTAAGAAAACCAGACTCAGCATCCTTTGTTACTTCTTTACGTAGCTTTGCCAGTGCTGGCGTGTTCTCAAGAAAGTCTGCTTTTAGTTTCTTACCATGAGATGCACTACCACCTACAACACTGCCTATCTTAGCGTCACCTGCACCGTACAAGAACGCATAGATAAATGTCTTGGCTTGATCTCTTGTCTTTAGTCCAGCAGCATGTTGGTTAGCTGTGTGTATATCACCTGTTAATATCTCGTTGGTGTATTTAGCATCATTCATGTAGTGTGCAAGCATACGTAGCTCAAGACCACTAGCATCAGCACCAACAAGTACACGACCATCAGGTGTGTTAAACAACCCACGACATTGCTTCCCGTACTCAGCCCTTACAGCAGGGACTTGAGCCATGTTTGGATTGGAGTGTGCCATCCTACCGGTGACAGCGCCGATGTGCCTGACTCTGCCATGTATTCTCTTGTCTTCGCCAACTGCTTTAATCCACGAGTCAACTTGAGAGGCTCGTTTCTGGCAGAGAAGATAACGTAGTATGATCTTTGCCTCTGGAATGTCTGTCTGCTTTTTAAGTGTA